GAAGCCGGAGGGGTTCGTGCAAAGGTGCAATGGACAAGCAAAGGCGAGGAAGCCTTGGAGGGAAGGAATTACCGTAAATTTTCGCCAACATTCACCTTGAACAGCAAGGGGGAGATTGACGGAACGACTTTGAATGCGGGTGGTCTTGTAAATCGGCCAGCGTTCAAAGACATAACACCAATTGTTGCCTCGGAAGGCGATAATTACAAAAATGACAGTCAAATGATTGACGAAGAAAAAGACAAGAAACCGATAGCCTCGCAGGAAGAAGAACCCAAGAAAAAGGAGGAAACTTCCGCGCAGGATAAGCTGGCCGAAAAGGACGAAGAAATTAAATCCCTAAAGGCCAAAATCAAGGCGATGGAGGAGGATAAGAAAAAGGAGCAAGAAGTTGCTGCTCAATCTGCCGTCGACAAAGCCGTAGAGGACGGGCGCATCCCGCCAAAGGACGAGAAGGTCAAAGCCAAGTGGGTATCCATCTTGGAGCATGATCCCGATGCAGTCATGGCATTAAATGCACTTCCCGTAAACCCCGCCTTTCAGCGCGTGGTGCAAGCCAAGCGTGACGAAGGAGGTTCAATCGAAACGAACCACGAAGCACAAGTTCGCGCCACCAAAGAGATTCAAGCCAAGAACGGCATGAACTTTGATGACGCTTGGGCGCAGGCTCGTTACGAGAGGCCACAACTGTTTAACTAAAACACATCAAATAAAGTAGAAAAATGGCAGGAGCATTAACAAGAGATACAGCGATTTTCGCGCTAACTCCGGCGGCAGACCAAACTGGTAAGGAAGGTTATGCTGTCAAGATAGTTGCAGGAGAAGCCGCAATCTCAACAGCACACAACGGAAACTTCGGTGTTATTCTTGATGGAGAAACAACATCGGGTAAAAGCACGATTGCCTCAATGGCTGGGGCAAGCGGAACGGTAAAGGTTAAGCTGAGTGGCACAGTCGCCCTTGGTGGACTTTTAATGGTACACACTGATGGAACGTGGAAGGCTCATACTGGAGACAACAACGTGTGTGGAGTGGCTATGGAAGCAGGAACCGCAACTGAGTTAATTGAAGCGGCTTTGTGCGTTGATACCCACGATTGATCCAAGTAACGTTTAACAATTAAAATAATAAAATATTATGGGACTAAGATCAGAAGCATCAGTCAATCCGACCCTCACCAATTATGCGAGTGGGGTTCTGAATGACTTGCAATCCGCAACGGCTGATTTCCTTGCGCCTCAAGTACAGGTGCCAGCGACAATCGGACAATACAAGGCTTACGACGATAAGAATGCCTTTCAGACCTATGACACCTCTCGCGGTGTTGGCGGGCCTGCTCGACGCATTTTTATGGACGTATCCGAGCCAACCTACAACTGCTTGCCGCAAGCGTTGGAAATCACGATTGATGATTCCGAGCGCGATGCTGCCGGTACGATTAACCCGTTGGATTTGGAGCAAGCCAAGGTCAAGACATTGGTACAGAGCAGCGTTCTCTCGCATGAGAAGCACGTTTTCACCACGATCAATGCAGCTGTTTCCGCAGATACATCTACGGTTGCAGGCGGTGGCGCGTATGGCCTTTGGACAGACGCTAATGACCCTGTCGCTCAGTTGGACGATATGATTGAAAATATCGCCAAAGAGACAGGGCAAATGGCTAATGGCATCCTTATGGGGATGGGCGCTTGGAAGCTCTTTCGCAATAACGCGAAGGTTGTCGCCAAGCAACCGGGCGCAGCTCTTATTGGGCTAAACGTAGGCCAAGCCTCGTCAATGTTGGTTAATCCCGGCATTGAAATACGTGTAGGCACACTGGCTTACGATCAAACCAAGCAGGGCAAAGCTCGTAGTCAGGCGTTCATCAACGGCAATGAAGTCTACGTGTTTGTTCGCAGCGGCAGTCCGACAATCTATGACCCGAGCGCGGTGAAAACTTTTGCTGGTGGTCGAGGTGGTGTTAGTGCAGTTCGTCAATACCGTGACGAATCAAGCAGGAGTGATGTTTATGCGGTTGATTGGAGTCGTGATGTGAAAGTCACCTCTAGCATCTGCATCAAGCGCACAACTGCGAGGTTATCATAATGGTTAAGGGGCAGGGAGGTTTTCCTAGTTTTGCCTCCCTGCCTCTGTTTTTTAAAAATTAGAAACAGAGGAATTTAAGAAAATGGCAAATCCGCTTTGGTGTAACAACGTAGTGCCGACAGGCGCTGGCACGGGTCGTGTCAGCCAAACAGGCGAGCAATCAATTGCTGCCAACTCTAGTCGCACGAGCATAACTTTACAGAATTTGGGCACAGACGAAATTTATGTTCGTCTTGATGCCACCACACCAACATCATCCAATGCACATTACATCCTTTCTGCCCCATCAATTAGCCTTGGCGGCGATGGCGGGTTTTTGAAAGTGGACGGATATGTTGGGGCAATGAAAGTACACGCCGGGGGCAGTAGCTTCACCGTACAAATTGTTGAGTATCAGACAACATGAGCGCAACATTAGTAACACCAAAAACCACTAGCGGCGGGGAGATAATCCGCGAGCTAGTCAACGCCTCAGACGGCGCGGGTATCCATTTTGATGCTGCGGCGGGCCTAGGATTTATCAACCTCGCCTCGGCTCAAGACTTGGGAACTAAATTTAGCTTTGAGTTCGTAATAAAAGCCGACAGCACAGATGGCTCGGGCAAAGTAATTGACTTTGGAGATGGTGGCCGTTTTGTTATTGAACACAATACAAGCGGGCTGCAAGTCAAGCCGAGTAATGCAGGGGCTTGGGTTACGATGCAATCGCCTTCCACGCTTGCCGATTTAAAAGTGCATCATTTGGTGCTGACCGTCGATGGCACAACAGCAACGCTGTTTGACAACGGCAACGAAGTTGATTCAAAGACAATATCCGCGACCGATATTGACAGTTGCGCTAAAGCAAGAATCGGCGGTTATTTTGAAGGCACTTCATACCCCGGCGAAACCTTTGACGGAACTATCTACCGCGCAAGGTTCTGGAATAAAGTAGTAGACGCCAAGGCGCTTTTCGAACGCGCTGACGTTGATTTTGCAGACCAGTACGGAAGTCAGACAAATAAGATTTCTG